CCTGACGACCGCCTACTTGTTCACCAAGCAGCAGGTGGAAGCAATCAAGCCCGCCTAATCGCAACAAAATGCCGCCTGTGAGCCGTTGGAGCAATCAGGCGGCATAATTATGAGCAAAAACAAGCAAGCCGTTAGAACGCGAGATAGGTGGCATTGCTGGCAATGGCAAAAGAAGCAAAAACATATAGAAATAAAAAAATGAGAGTTATGAGAGTAATTTTCGTGCTATAATGTAAAATGTAAAAGCAGCAAGAAAGACGTGAGCAGTGATGCAAGCGTCTTTTTTTGTTGGAAGAGGCGACTATGGAAGTGCTGCTCTTGCCTCTTCAGCGGCGGGATTTATGCGCGATGCGCTTTGTTGCGTTGGTGGGGACGCGACGGACGAAGAGGAGGAAAAAACATTGCTCGACTGGAACGGCATCAAAATCGTCGAAACGGATTGTATGCTGCCGGTTGACCGCGTAAAACCCTACGCGAGAAACGCGAAGCGGCATCCGCAGGAGCAAATCGACGAAATCAAGGCAAGCATCAAGCGGTTCGGCATGGACGACCCCATCGGCATCTGGGGCAAGGAAAACCTGATTGTCGAGGGGCATGGGCGGCTGGAAGCGTGCAAGCAGCTCGGCATCCCGACAGTGCCGTGCATCCGCCTTGACCACTTAACAAAAGAAGAGCGCAAGGCGTACACACTGGCGCACAACAAAACCAACATGGACAGCGGCTGGGACTTTACTTCACTTGACCAAGAGCTGGCGGAAATCGTTGATGTTGACATGAGCGAGTTTGGTTTCGGTGCGTCCTTGGGGGGGCAGTCGGTAAACATTGACGAGTTCTTCACAGAAAAATCGCAGCAAGGAAAAGAACCCCAAATGATTACCTGCCCACACTGCGGGAAAACTTTCGAGAAATGAAAGTTTTCTTAGCCGCAACAAAAGTGCTACGAAACTATCAAGAAGAAATAGAAAAGTCAAAGTACATTCTTGAAAGCTACTACGACATAGAAAAATGGCAACTGCCGCACGTTAAAAAGTGCTCTATGTTTTTGCTCGATAGCGGCGCATTCACTTTCATGAATAGCGGGAAAGTGCTTGACTTCGACGCATACACAGAAAAATACATAGACTTCATCCGTGAAAACGGCATGAAGTATTTCTTCGAGATGGACATAGACAGCGTTGTCGGCTATGAAAAAGTGAAGGTTCTACGAAAAAAAATAGAAAGAAGAACAGGAAAGCAGCCAATCCCGGTCTGGCATTACTCACGCGGAAAAGATGATTATATTGGCATGTGCAAAGATTATCCATATGTTGCGTTTGGCGGGCTGATGACAGACGGAGTTAAAAGAGAACAGCTGCTAAAATACATGCCGTGGTTTATCGACAAGGCGCACGAGAACAACGCCATGATTCACGGTCTCGGCTTTACACAGACGCGCATCCTTGACAAGTATCACTTTGATACTGTTGATTCCTCATCGTGGATAGGCGGTCAACGCTATGGGCTGGAATATCGTTTCGAGGATGGCATAGTAAAACGAATCAAGCGAGAAGGAAAGCGTCTTGTAAACTATCAAAGTCTGATGGTGCACAACTTTAACGAGTGGTGCAAGTTTCAAAGATATGCAGAAAACCATCTATAAGAGGTCGAAATGAAGAAAATTTCAGAACTGCAATGCCTATTGTCGGTTGTCTATGTTGCGGCGCTAATGATTGCGAATGTTGTCGAAGCAAAGCAGTCTGCTTTCTTTGGCGGCGCAATGACTTGCGGGAATCTTGTATTTCCCATCACATACATTTTAAGCGATGTGTTCTCCGAAGTGTACGGATACAGATTCAGCAGAAAAACTTGCATCTGGGCGTTTGCAATGAATATCTTGATGGTTTGTGTATTTCAAATTGCAATTGCAACCCCTGCGCCGGGCTATTGGGAGAATCAGCAAGCATTCGCAACCGTTCTTGGCAGTACGCCGCGAATCGTTGCTGCATCAACACTTGCATTTCTGTTCGGAGACTTCGTAAACGACGTTATTTTTCAAAAAATGAAAGAACGAAGCGCAAACAGTAAAAGCTTTGGTGCAAGGGCTATCATTTCAAGCGTATTTGGTGAGCTTGCAGACAGTCTCGTATTTTTCCCAATCGCTTTCATCGGAGAAATGCCAGCAAAGACGCTTGCAGTAATGGCAATGGTGCAGGTGCTGATGAAAGTTGGCTACGAAATCGCGATGCTTCCAATCACAAGAAGCGTCGTAAAGAAGGTATCCGCGCATGAAGCAAGAGCCTGATTTTAACCTCGACATCCCGGAAATCCACCTCCCAGACACAATCGAACTTGACGACGATATAGACTTCTCTGTCGATGACTTCTCCATCGTAGACGAGGAAGAGCAGACGCGCATCATAAAGCCCAAGATGGCAAAGTCGGCAATCTACAACAAGGCGGATTTTCAATACGCACGCGACCTTGCCGCAAAAATTTGTCTGGAACGCAATGCGCGGACTACCTGCATCGTTCCGGGCAATTTCATTTTTGGCGACTTGCCGGAAGCGCTTGTAATGTATCGCGGCATCGACCTCAAAACAATCTACTGCTCAACGTTGTCGCTATCAGAGAACAACGTTGACAGCTTCAAAAATCTGCTGCTTTTCCGCAACGTGGAGAAAATCAATCTGATGCTATCCGGCTACTTCTACAGCCACTACAAAACGGATTTAATTCCGTACTTGTATGAGGAACTGGACATCGACAACAAATTGCAAGTGGCGTTCACAAACACGCACATGAAAATCCTGCTGATGGAAACGCACAAGGGAAATCATTATGTACTGACGGGGAGCGCAAATTTGCGGAGCGCGTCTTGCCTGGAACAATTCGACTTCGAGGAGAACGAGGAGCTGTTCAACTTCTACCGGGAAGCGTTCGACAATCTCATTGACAAGTATAAAACAATCGACTACACGAAACCAAAAATCGCAAGGGGGAATAAAGCATGGCAAGCGGTTCGGGGCGAGCGCTAAGAAACGGTTCTGCGCTGGCGAAGAAATCATCTGGCGCATACCAGCGCCGAGTAGCATACACCATCAACCGGCAGACAGGCGAAATCCGCAGGCAGCCCAAGAGGTGACATGAATGCCGAGAGGAACTCATCCTAATAGCCTTGCAAACCTGCAAAAGGGGAAAAGGTTCGGGAGCGGGAAGGACGGGGCGACGAGTGACGCGAGGAAAGCGCACGAAAAAGCAACGCAGGCGCGCAAAGCAAATTTTACCGTCAAGGAGCTGATGCTCAATCTGCTTGACGAGCCGTTGCAAAATGGCGGGACGTTGCGAGAAGCACTTGTGAAACGCACCGTCAAAATGGCAGCAGACGGGAATTTACCCGCTTTTCAGTATATCATGCGGATTATCGGGGAAGACCCCGGAGACGTTGTGACCGTCAAAGCGCCGCAGTTGTCCGAGGACGCGAAAGCAGACATTGACAAGCTGCTGAAAGAAACGCGGGGAGAAGTAAAATGACGACGCTGACGCGGGATGAAGTGTGGAACATTTGGCGATACCATCCCGCCGCCGTCGGAAGAATGTGCGGATTCCGTGACTTAACGGACGAGCTTCACGGACGCTGGATGCAGCACATCATCTTCGGAGCGGACGACTACACGCTCCAAGCACACCGCCTATCCTACAAGTCCTCCTGCCTTTCCGTTGCGCTGGCAATGTGGTGCGTTCTCAACCACGGGAAAAACGCGATTTTCATGCGGAAAACCGACAGCGACGTTGTGGAGAGCATTGCACAGGCGAAAAAGGTATTCGCCAACGAGGCTTTTTGCTACATGGCGCAAATCCTCATGCAGCAGGACGTGACGCTGCTTAAATCGGGCGGCAACTGCATGACGGTGAGCGTATATGATTCGCCGCGTGGTGCTGACCAGCTAATCGGCATCGGCTGCGGGTCGTCCATGACGGGCAAGCACGCGGATTTGATTGTTTGCGACGACGTGGTAAACCTCAACGACCGCATCAGCCGCGCAGAACGAGAGCGCACCAAGGGCGTTATACAGGAGCTGCGAAACATCGTCACACGCGACGGGCGAATCGTCTTCATCGGCACACCGTGGCACATCGAGGACGCGTTCACGCTGGTTGCGCCGCCGGAAAAGCACGACTGCTATACGACCGGGTTGATTGCGCCGGAGAAACTGGAAGAACTGCGGAAGTCCATGTCCCCGTCTCTGTTTGCCGCGAACTATGAGCTGCGCCACATCGCCGCCGAAAATGCGCTGTTTGATACGCCGCCGACGTTCACGCCGGAAGCGGAAAAGTTACGGGACGGCATCGCACACGTTGACGCTGCATACGGCGGCGAAGACTACACGGCGCTGACGTGCGCAAAGCGGGACGGCGACACACTGTATTTGTACGGACGCTTGTGGCGCAAGCACGTTGACACGCTGATGGATGTACTGCAATCGGAGACGGAGCGCCTAATGTGCGCCCCGATTTACTGCGAAACAAACGGCGACAAGGGGTATTTGGCGCGGGAATTGCGCCGCCGAAACATGGCGGTACGCGCGTACCCGGAGAAAATGAACAAGTACCTAAAAATCAGCACATACCTCAAAAAGTGGTGGGGGAATATCGTGTTTTTGGAAGGAACAGACAGGGACTATATCGCGCAGATTATGGACTACACAGAGGACGCGGAACACGACGACGCGCCGGACAGCGCCGCGTGCTGCTGCCGGATTCTCGACAGGAGCGGCGCGAGTTTGTATGTTGGGGGGTGATATAGATGTTCACAAAAATCACATGGCAGGACTGGCAGAACGAGCCGGACAAGGGAAAGGCGACGCTGGCGGTTATTGGTGCATACAAGCACAGCGAGGACTTTGCCAAGGCTGGAATCGCGCAACGATACTATGAAGCGCAGAACGATACCGTTTCCGCGAAAGTCGTGCTGCGAGCCACTACATCAGAATCGGAGCAAAAAACCGCCGACGGGAAAACAGTCAAGAAGAAGGGGACGGCGACTGAAGCAGTCCCCGGACAGCGCATATACAGCGACTTTTTCCGCCGCTTCACCATGCAGCAGGCTAATTATCTGCTGGGTAACGGCGTGGAGCTGGAAAACGACGCGATGAAGGGCAAGCTGGGAATCGGGTTCGACACGACGCTTGCGAAAATCGGGCTGTATGCGCTTGTTCACGGCGTGTGTTGGGGATACTGGAACCTTGACCACGTTGAGATTTTGCGTGCGTACACGGATAAAAACAGCGGATTCGTGGCGCTGCTGGACGAGCTGACGGGCGAACCGATGGTTGGGGTGCAGTTCTGGCAGATTGGCGACGACAAGCCGCTGATGGCGCGTGTTTTTGAGCCTGACGGCGTGACGGTGTACAAGACGCGCGAGAATGCCTCTGATTTGGAGGTTGCGCAGGAGAAACGCGCTTATAAACGCACATACGCGAGGGACATCACAGGCGAGCGCCTTGTCTCCGAGGAAAATTATAGCGCACTGCCGATTGTGCCGCTGTACGCGAACGACAAGAAGCAGACGGAACTGACGCTGGCGATTCGTTCCAAAATCGACCTGTATGACATCGTACTTTCCGACTTTGGAAACAATCTGGAGAAAGCGAACGATGTTTACTGGGTGCTGAACAACTTCGGGGGCAACTTCGACGAGGTTGCGCTGATGCTGGAACAGATTCACCGCCTGAAAGCAATTGCAAACATTTCGGACGGCACGTCATCCAGCACAGTAACGCCGGAGACGTTTGAAGTGCCGTATGCCGCGCGTCAAACCGCGCTGGAACTGCTGGAACGGCAGCTATATCGTGATTATATGGCGCTGGATGTGTCGGAGCTGACGGGCGGAAGCCTGACGAATGTTGCAATCCGGGCGAGCATGGCGAATCTGGACTTGAAGGCGAACGCCTACGAATGGCAGTGCTTTGAGTTCGTGCAGAAGTTACTGCGGATTCTGGGCATCGAGACGGAGACAATCCGCTTCAAGCGGCAGACGATTGCCAACGAAAGCGAAATCATCCAGAACATCTACACCGCGCAGGGCGATTTGGACAAGGAGACGCGATTGAAGCTGAACCCGATGATTCTGCCGGAGGAAATCGACGACATCATGAAGCGTGGGGAGGAAGAATCGCTTCTTGGCATCCGCATGGCGCAACAGGCAATGCAGAAGACAGGCGAGGAGGAAGAAGATGCTGTATCTGATGGTGATTCTTCAAGTGCTGGCGGCGAATAACGTCATCGTTCCGGACTGGCTTTTGTGCATCGGCTGGTGGATGGTAGCGGTTCGACTTGTCTTGCGCATCCTGATTGCATTTTTTGACGCTGGGGAGACGGGCAAGCCGTGACGGACGTGGAGCGCAACGATTTGCGCGAAGCCGCACTGCAAATGCGCATAAAGGCGATGTACCAAGAGGCGCTTGACATCGCCACGGAGCGCCTGAAAGACTTCTTGCAAAAAAAGCAACAAGTGGACGATGGCAAGATAAAGCCGCCCGCGTACTACGACACGCCCGAAAAGGTAGAGAGGTGGAAAGCTGGTTTTCTCCGCGAACTCATCCGCCAATACCGGGTGGAAGAAGTCGTCATGGAAGAAATCTGCAAGGCTGGGAACCG